CGCGCACCCATTGTGCGCGCACCTCAAGTTGAACTAAGTTCAGCATTCCACGTAGTATGCCAGTTACAAGCACCACTAAGTATGAAAACGTACCGTTCGGTGTCGAAGTCTTTGACACTGAAAGGCCTAACGACCCTGCTTCTAAAACTGTGTTCTGCATTGGTACCCCTGCTTTCAGGCGGTACTATGAAGAATACACTCCAAATAGCGGGGGCGGTCGTAACGTCTGGAAGAGTTTTGAGCATTATAAATGCTCTGCTCCGTCCAGTCCGTCACTTCAGGAAGCGACGATAACTGTCGATGCACCAGATAACTATCTGTTGCATGTTGGCAAGTTGTCATCGCCTTACGCGTTCTATAATGGTGCGTACGGAGAGGCTGGATTGACCAATAGTGGCCTTCCAGCGTTTTATGCGAAGCGTCAGGACGGTGGTTTTGTACCACCCCCGACGAACTTACAAGATCGGATTAATGCTTCTTTAAGGAGCATGATGCCGGTTGTAAAGAATGAGCTAAGTCTCGTCAACTCCCTGTTGGAGCTGAGAGATTTAGCATCTATTCCGCGTTCGCTGAAGTCTATCCAGGGAACCATTGCGCAGCTCAGTTCGCAGATTATGCGATCCGGGCGACGTAGTGGCAACTGGAGGTCAGCGACACTCCGAACATTGGCCGATAGTTACTTACAGTATAAGTTCAACATCGCGCCATTGGTGTCTGACATATGCGGTATATACCGCGTACTAACTCGGACGCTTAGTCGTATAAACGACTATGTCTCTCGAGCGGGGAAAGTCCGTGTACAGCATTTTACTGTTGTACTGGACACTGAGAACGAACCGATCGAACCCACCGTAGTGAAGTATCCGCTCGGATATGTGACTCGCCCAGAGGGCGGGTCATACCAAACGTATACTTCGGTGGAATTAGAGCGATTCGTTTATGCTCAGGCTCCCACGTTCCATGCCCAAATCCAGTATAATTACAATTATGCTGGGTACCAGCGCGAGTATGCTCGCTTGTTAGCAGTCCTAGACGGTCTTGGGGTTAACCTTAACCCTAATATTGTCTGGGCTGCTATACCTTGGTCCTTCGTAGTCGATTGGGTAGTCGGCGTTGGCCGATACCTGAACGAACAACGAGTTGGGTGGATGGATCCGCAGATAAACATACTACAATACTTATGGTCAGTAAGCCGTCGTCGGACCATCGTGACACAAGCCAGAGTAACATCTGGCAAGTATTACGCCGGTTCCGGCATGACGGGTTCTTACCCACCAAACAGTATAGTGTATCCTGTGGTCAGTGAAACGTCTTATCGACGGGTCGCTGGCCTACCTGATACAAGCTCGTTTTTAACGACGAGCGGGTTGAGTTCAACCGAACTCACCCTCGGTGCTGCGTTGGTAATCACCAATCGTAAGCATCAAAGGTCCAGGGGGTGATTTACCCTTCTGGATTGTTTAGTCAACATCAACATAAGCATGCTAAGTAATACACTTAACACGAATGAGATCAAGAACTCGGCAGGAACTGGAATTGCATTCCAGCGACTGTCGACCGAAGCCCGAAAGACGTTGTTCGCTCAGACTACTGAGGGACCGTCTTTACCACACCGACTCTCGATTGCACATCAAGAGTCTGGTTCTGGTTTGAAAGCACGGCGGCGTAGCGTGGTTCGCATTGACAAAACTGTCATGTCAACCGTCGATACGACCGTTCCGTGCACCATCTCCGCGTACCTCGTCCTGGACGCCCCTGTGGGCGCCTTGGTCGCGAATTCGGAGATGATCAATGTCGTCGCTGAAGTACTGTCGTTCTGCGCCACAACTGGCGCAGCCACGACCGTCCTCTTCGACGGCACTGGTAACGGGGCGGCGACCCTTCTTAACGGTGGTTTGTAAACCACTGCTCTGGGAAATCCAGATTGTCCCTATGGACACTAAGAAGGGCAGTTCCATTCACAGATTGTCTATGATTGTCGTAGCAGTAGTAATACTGCTATGGGTCATGGGCTGCTCTGTGTTTGATCTTAAGTTCAGTGCTCAAAAGGTTCAATTAGGTCATCCTAGCTGGTTCACGACGAACGAAAGTTCGTCGGAGGACCCGTTAGTTGACTGACGTGAGCCTCGCACTGGCGCGAAATAGGCAGACCACCCAGCTTGGGTGGTCTGCTATTCTCGCCAGTGGAGCACTGGTCGTTCAGATACAGCGCCCTAATATTGCGGCGCTACATCGAAGTCAAACAACATCGGGTTCTCCCGCATACGTGAGTTAATGGTTGTAGAGTTCTGGTCTAGCAAGACCGAAACAATATAACCAAACCCATAAGCGAGAGTTACGTCGGTGGTGTTGTCTCCGATTGCCATCCGTTTCTCATCGAAACCCATGTGGTCCGCAAGGATCACATTGCGGCGGACTAGCGTCCGTCGCTTGGGCCCGTTCGAAATGGAAGGCAGGAACGACTTATCGATGGACTGTGGTTTAATACCCATAGTTTATCTTTAGTCTTAAGAGTTGTAGAGGTATCGTGAAGGGTGTATGCATGCTCTAGGAGTGCTACCATTAATGGCGCACAATAAGAGCCTAGATGAGTATAAACTCATCGCTGCAGTTCTTCACGACGTCAATACGTCCTGTGGAGCTGCGTTCAACTCACGAGCGCTACGACTCACTTTACAAAAAGTGAGACGTAGGCTCGATCATGAGGGTTTGAGTTTTCTAACGAAAACTCTACCTAAGCTTGGCAAGGCCTTTGATAAGGCCCTTTCCCAGCAAACGTCACTAAACGCTTCCGAGCTGAGGTTTGATCCTCAACAAGGAAGTCAGTTGCCGAGGTTTCTCGGTGAACTGTTTAATGGCGTCCTGGACCCAAGCGGGTTACCCCTCATTAAACCGAATGCAGTGTTCGTCCAACGAATACGCCAAGTTTGTTACTTGTTTTACAAGTACGAGCTCGGCTATTCATATGAAGAAGAACAAAAAGTCGTCAGTAAGTTCAAACTTACTGACTCTGACCTCCTCGGGATCGATCAAACTCTCGCTTGTTGCGAGGGTAAGATTGTTCCGTTGGATGCGATGCGAAACACTACAGACGATACTTGCCCTGCGGCTGACCGTACATCTCGTACGGTCTCAGTCGACAGGACAGTTCGTTGTATGTGCTCGCATCAACGACAGCAAGGGGAACTTGTATGTAAATATGAGTTCCCAAAACTTGATTGCGATCGTGTCCGACATAAAGTCGGCCCCGACCGTCTCTCGAGTTGTACAGCTGTTGTTACCGCTCGTGCGAAGAAGATCCTCTCGGATCTCTTCGCCCGATTCGACCCTACCGACATTTATCCCAAACACGGCCCTGGGGCTGTCTCTACGAAAGAGCAGCTCTCAGGGAAGTATTGTTGGACTAATGTCTCAGCTAGGATCACCAGTAAATACCCCTTAGACGCGTATTTCTATGCGTCTCTCGGGCATTTCTGCGACGAGTTAAAGAATCTAAATTCTTTAACTGAGGAGAGTAACCCGGCCAAGGTTGTCCTTGTACCGAAAGACTCTCGCGGGCCCCGTCTGATATCTTGCGAACCGCTGGATTTCCAGTGGATTCAGCAAGGCCTCGGACGGAGCATCGTTGAACTCGTTGAGTCACATGACTTAACGAAGTACAACGTGTTCTTCACTAACCAGAGCCCTAACCAGTGCGGTGCCCTTCTAGGGTCCAGTACTGGGAAGTACGCGACACTTGACCTCAATGAGGCCAGTGATCGCGTTTCACTCCGGTTAGTCCACCTGTTGTTTCCACCTACTCTTTATGAGTATTTGGAAGCAGCCAGGAGCTCATCCACGGTTCTACCAGATGGTGAGGAGTTAAAGCTCAGAAAGTTCGCGCCTATGGGAAGCTGTTTATGCTTCCCAATAATGGCGTTGACAATCTGGGCGATCCTCACGTCTGGAGCACCCGACGAACATACGCGTGAGCGTATTCTAGTGTATGGTGATGATGTGATCGTCCCAACGGCTTACGCCGATGACGCGATCGAACTACTCGAGTCGTTTGGTTTAAAGATAAACCGCGACAAGAGTTGTACCAAAGGACTCTTCAGAGAGTCGTGCGGCGTCGATGCCTTCGAAGGCATCAACGTAACACCTGTTCGTTTACGGACAGTTTGGTCATCATCCCGTTCGCCTGATTCCTATGCTAGCTGGGTGGCTTATGCCAACTCATTCTATCAGAGGAAGTACTTCCACACCTACGATTACATCGTAGGACTATTGTCCGAATTGTATCGAACAATACCTGATAAGTCCCTAAAACATTTAGGGGTCCCTTATCTGATGGAAACACCTGAGACAATGGAGACTCCGAAAACCCGCGTTAATCCAGACTACCAAAGTCTAGAGTATAACGTTTGGGTCCTGAAGTCTCCAGTTGTGTATCAGTCTATTAGCGGCTGGTCTATGCTTCTCCGTTATTTTGCGGAAAAAGCAAATTCCAGAAACGCTAATACTCCAACATCAAACGATTCTCCCCGGTTTAAACCGGAGTGGGCCATAGAGGCCCTTGAGAGATCGTTCTCAGTCAGAGAGTACACACGCCCTCGTACTAGCATGCTAGTACGTCGGTGGCGATGAGATAGTTTGGCAAGTTGAAGAAACTTACCAAAAGGCCCG